CGGATTGGCTGTTGGTAATGTGGTCGGTTCTAATATTGCAAATGTTTTGCTGGTGCTGGGGGTTCCGGCTATGGTCTATCCTTGCGTTTGCAAAGAGGACGGCATCGGGCGCAATTTGCTGGTTTGTGGGGGTATCACCATCGTCTTTATGGGGATGATGCTGAAGGGCCGTCTGGAATTTTATGACGGTATATTATTATATTCTAAACATACACTAAAGGCTGCATCAGAACAACCTGGTGTAAAACTTAATAAAGACAATAAACAATTATTTTGTCGTGAATTAAAAACACTAATGAATGATTGTCGAATAATCGTCACAGATGTAGACACTATTTCAGAATTATCACAATTTGGATTAACAGATAAAGGTAGTTATCAAGGACAGGGTTCGCATGATGATTTAGCAATGACATGTGTGAATCTTGTCACATATTTTGATAGTAATGATTTCATAGAAAACGTAGAAGATACCATAGATTATTTTGATAATAAGATTACTTCAGCTATTTATAAAAAAATTGGGGACGATGATGCAGATGATGCCCATATAAATTTAATAAAATGGTTTGGAGATAATGGCTAAATTGAAAAATAACAATACAAATTTAAATATATAAATTAGGAATAAAAATATAAATTAAAATAAAAAAGAATCAATGGCTAAGATTACACTTGACTTAAATCAGTTCAAAGCATCTGGCGTATATACCGTAGAGTTCGATTCATCTGAAAGAATTGTTTTATCAACAGAAACAATTCGTTTAGTTGTGGGCTTTTCAAGAAAGGGACCATTTAACGCCCCGGTATTTATTCGTGATGTGAAAACTGCAAGAACAGTTTTCGGAGCGCTTGATACATTCTTGGAAAAACGAGGTTCGTTCTTCCATCGGTCTATCGAAACATGCCTCCAAACGGGTCCAGTATTTGCAATAAACTTACTACCGTTAAATAATGTACCATTAACCCAAGGCGGGGATGGTGTTGACTACCGCTCATTTTCATTGGATATTGACCAAGAAAATGGCCCAATATCTCGTGATCTAATAGCATCATTTTATAACAAAGAGAGATTTTGGTTTGCGGATACGGAAAATTTTATTGCGCTTGCTAATAATAACCCGTTAAATAAAGGTAAATTATTACACTTATCTAACTTGTCACAAAAACCAATGTCCTTTATTATACGAAAGGCGAAACCTGCCGTTCAAGGATATGCATTAACTGCAAGAGAATGGTATGGAGCAGGAAACGTTCCTGACTATATTTATGAATTTGATTATATGGAAGATTACTTCATCGAAATAATTGCGGTTGAAGGAAATTGGACAGATTACAAAACATTGTCAGAAGATCCTGTATTTTCAAAATACTTTGATAAAAGAGGAATAAAGGTTGAAGGTTTAAACGAATTCCTTGCACTTGATGAAACTGTAACAATTGCAAATTTCATCGGCTCAATCATACCTGATTTTATTGATAATAACGGTTCAAACCAATTCATTGAAGTTCTTGTTAATAACGCAGTTGCTGCAACAGGAATATTCATGGCTGTTAATAGAGAAGAACTTGATGATTATGCAAACTCAATTAATAAAGTTGATTTAATCGGGCATAGCTTAATTTCAACAACTGATGATACAATTGACTTCTTATCATATAACACTCCTATTAATAAAGCGATATTATCTGATAACTTAGATATTGACCCACAAGGAAACCCTACTCCTGTTCCTGCATTTACGGAAACAAATTTTGCAGCTGGACCATATGTTGCTGCATACATTGAATCACAAGTTGTCGGTGGGAATTCAGGAAATTTTCATAATGTGATAGTTGTACCTAAACCCCCACCTACAGGAACAGTATTTACGGCTGCAAAATATCAAGAATTATTGGATTCATTAACAACAAATTCTTTAATTGAATCTGAAGGTTTACTTCCGGGTCCTAATTATGGCGAGGATTACGTAAAAGTTGATAGTGTTATTGATAATGGAACAGAAATGAAAATTGTTGTTTCAAATCCTAACATGGCTTCACCTGCATACATTGAAACGCCAACATTTGTAAGTAGCACAGTTGCTAACATAATAGAAGTTGATGCTATTGGCTCTTTATTACCTGGCGATATTATTTTAGTACAGGCTCCTGGATATACACAATATTTCGAAGTGGCAACCGCGGTTGGTACATCTATCACGATTGTTATTGCACCGGTTGCGGTTGCTATGGCGCATTCGCCCGGAGATTATTGCGGAGGGACTGCGGAATTAACTGAATTACAAACTGCACTTGCAGCTGCCACAATTTTCACAACAGATGTTACTGTAACAGCTTGGACTGTTATTGCCACAAATGACAATATGGTACCTAATCTTTTAACTTCTGTTGTCGGTGTTGCTGGTATATCTACTGTTATTGAACCAGACACAGTTTTTGTTCATACTGATGATGGGCTTGCACCAGCTACCGGAAATGAAGATTATCTTGAAGCATATATTGGTGCAAAACTTGCAAAGGATATAGTTGCAAATAGAATTGTGGATGGAGACTTAATATATTATGCGGCAAATGCCTTCAATTATATAAACGTTGACGAAGAGTGGGGTATTGCATATAGTGCTACATCAAACCTTATGTATGGCGTTGAGGGTGTAAGAATACGACAATATTCAAATGCAGCATTAACATTGCAAATTACCGATACAACTAATAATTTTGTAACTGGGCAAGCTGGATTCGAATCATTTGTTGCCGGTGGAATTGCTCAGGCTGCACCGAGTTTATTAACTTATTCTGCATCTATTAATGATTTAAGAATTTCGGTAGATATTATCCCAAGTTCATTAAACGGATCTGCAACCTCATTTAGAATAGAGGAAGCTGATGGTGCTGAAATCGAAATTGGCTATTTCCTTGTTAATGCTGCTGGTACTCACCTTACTCGTGTAATATCAAAAGTAAAACGAATTAACCAATCAACAGGCGCTGTTGAATACGAAATAGGAACGACTATTAGCATACAAGTTACAGCTGGTCCACCTGATACAGTAACAGTATTTACACCGTTAAATACTTACGCTGACCGCTTACAATTTACAAACCTTAGTGGATTCGTTTTAACTGATTATCATTTACCGAAAACACAATCACAACTTGAAAAAATATATGGTGTAATTGAAAACACCAACTTGGGAGTTACTCTTGCAAGTAAAGATATTATCGAATATAGATATATCATAGATACAATGAAATTTGGTATTGCTGCTCAAATGGGTCCAAAATCAATTCTTTCTCGCTTAGCAAAAAATAGACAAAAATGTATGGCTATTTTAAATGCACCAAGTATTAAAGAATTTATGGCTAGCACAGACCCAAGGTTTACAGATGATCCTTCACCTTTGACAGGAAATCCTCGACCAACGTTAAATACTGAATATATTTCAACCGGAGGAAATCTTTCATTAGGACCATCGTTTTTATTCAGTTTACCTGATGAAGAAAATGGTGCTAAATTTATGGGTGCCTTCTCTCCGTTCTTAACATACAGAGAAAATAATAAAAACATTCTTGTCCCGCCTGCGGCTGATGTTTCAAATAATTTTATTCGTAAATTTTTAAACGGACAACCTTATTCAATTGTTGCAGGACCACGTAGAGGTATTCTTTCAAACTCGAAACTTGTCGGGCTTGAATATGAATTCACTTTACAGGATGGAGAATTTATTGAACCATTTGGATTGAATCCAATTGTTACAGTAAGAAATGTGGGTATCATGATTTACGGTAATCAAACCGCTTATCAGAGAACGTTATCCGCATTCAATAATTTACACGTTAGAGATTTACTTATTACGATTGAAGCTGCCGTTGAAGATGTATTAACACAATACTTATTTGAATTTAACGATGCCGCAACACGACTTGAAATAAAATCTATTGTCGAAAATTTCCTTGAGGGCGTAAGAAATGCCGGAGGGGTATTTGATTATCTTGTAATAATGGATGAAACAAATAATACACCAGTAGTGATTGACCAGAACTTTGGTATAATTGATATTGCTCTTGAACCTGCACGAGGAATGCAGAAATTCATTAATAGAGTAACAATACTAAAAACCGGAGCAATTGCATCAGGTGGATTTACAATAGCATAAAATAAAAATAAATAATTATGGCTGGATTACCGCATTATAGAAACAGTAGGACTTCAATTAGCAATTTTGAACCATTATATCTTGCACACTTTGAAGTTATATTAACACCACCTGCTGCATTACAAACAGGATTTGATCTTGTAATGGAAAATGTACTAAAAGTTGGTGGATTAGAAACAAATAAAATGCCTGCTATTGTAGAGCAGAAATATAAATCTGCAACAAGGACATTTGCTGGCGGGATGGTTGATGACACAACTGCATCTCTTACATTAGACTTCGAGGTTAACTTAAATGATAATAACTCTGCCTTCGTATATAAAACCCTACGACAATGGTGCGACCTTATTTATGATCCATTAACAGGACGTATGGGAATGAAAAAGGATTACATTGGCGGACCTATGGTAGTATCTTGGTTTAATAAACAAGGCGATATTTTCTATCAATGGAAATTTGCTACTGTGTTTCCTGAAACCGCACTTAAATCAATTGGTGAATTGGATTACGCATCAAACGATGTATTCAGACTTGATGGATTTACTCTCAGAGCTGATTACTGGGATGAAACAATACTTTAAAACCCTTTGCTTGGGTGTAAAAACCCAATCTTCTATTTTGTTCGGAATTAAGGATCTTGGAAACAGGATCCTTTTTTCAACTTAAATTTTCACAAATATAAAGTCAAGGATATATAATTTAAATTAATTACTAAAATATTTTATATATGAAAAATTCCGAAGAACAAAATGTAGAGCAAGGGGCCGAGCAACTAATAAAAAACGCGGAAGCTCAAGAAAAAACTTCGTTAGGCAAGGCTAAACAATTTGCAAACGAAAGTAGACCATTATTAACAGATATTGGTTATAAAAATATCAACCTTGAATGCTTGCCTTCCCAGGGCAAATATTATCCACAAGGAACGCAGATTGCAGTAAGATCAGCGTCGGTTGGTGAAATTAGACATTGGAGTACAATCGATGAATCTGATTTATTTGGATTAGATGACATTTTAAATTATGTTATTGAACGATGCTGTAAAATAAAAATGCCAGGTATATCATCATCATGGAGAGACATAAAGGAAATTGATAGATTCTTTATTATTTTTGCTATTCGTGAATTTACATTCAAAGATGGCGAAAACAAGTTATTTGTTCCTACTGAGACAGAAGACAAAATCGAAGTGACAAAGGACATGATTAACTATTTCACTCTTGATGAAAAGATTGAGCGTTATTATGATCACCAAACAAATAAATTAATCTTAACATTAAAAACAGGAGAAAGTGTTGACTGTCATTTACCAAGTATTGGGGTTACACAATTCATCAAAAATTATATTAGAAATAAACAACAACAACAGAAAAAATTTGACCTTGCATTTTTAAAATTTGCACCTTTCATTTTCAAAGATTGGCGAGTATTGACTAATAGTGTATATGAAAAAACAGTACAAGATTCATCTGCATGGTCATTAAAGAAAATTTCTGTTTTAGCAAAAGTAACTGATTTATTAGCGGATGGTGTAAATCCAAAAATAACATATACAACGTCGGGAGGGGTTGAGGCCGAGGCGCCGCTAAACTTTCAAGGAGGACTCAAATCTCTTTTCCTTATTTCAAATATCTTTGATGAATTGGTTTGAGATTGAATTTGTTTTATTAAAACATTTAAAGTTACAACCCAGCGAATTAGATAAGATGGAATTTTATCGGGCAGAATATTTAATGGAAAACTTTAAAGCCTTTATTGATAAAGAAAATGATAAAAATAAAAGGCAACACGATGACCAGAAACAAAACCAAGGGTTTGATATGGATTCAATGAAATCAGACCAAAATAAAATGATGAATAAGTATATAGGAGGAAGTGGTTTATCGAAAATGGCAGGGCAATTTAAAATGCCCAAAATTTAAAATACAAAAAGGTCAAGTTATTAATATATAAATAAATATAACTTGGCCTTTCAACTTATGGCAACAAATTCAGAAAAAACATTAAACGCATTATTATCCTCATCACGAAAAATTGAGGCACTTTTAGAAAAATCTGCAAAAGAAACACAAAGCGTTCAACAACCTATCGCTGCTCGGGCTGCCAAAGGCTCAACCGGTGATTTTTCTATGATGACAGAATCATTAAAAACTATTGAATCTGAATCGAAAAAAACTAATGAATTATTAGAAACATTAATTGACATCAATTCATCAAATACCTTAAGTGTTGCAAGTGAAATGGGACAGTCCGCAGAATCAATCGCCAAACTTGGCAAAGGGATGCCTGCTTTAGTCAAAGCAGTTCAAAAATTTGACAATGTGTCAGATAATGCAACAACTAAGTTAAAAGATACACTATTATTATTAGCCTTTATTGACCCAGATACTGGAAAGTCAATAATAAGCGAAAGTCAAATGGAAAAGTCAACAAAATTAATGAAGGCTGTTAGTTTAATGGCAGGCGGTATATTAAAATTCGGATTGGCAATGTCAGCATTTCTTCTAATATCTCCTATTGTTATTGCAGGTTCAGCCGCGTTTGGATTATCATTGCGGGTTCTTAGTGCAGCAATGGGCAGTTTAGACTCTAAGAAATTAAGTGAGTCAATGGATAGTATGTGGGCATTATCAAAATCTATTGCATTGTTCGGTATAAGTATGATACTGTTTAGTTTTGCTTTACCGCAAATAGCAAAAGGTGCTTTAGGATTTATTATGGTTTTATCAAATGTCCTGTTAGCTATTGTTTTAGTTGATGCTATTGCAGGAAGAGGCGCAGGAGGTTTAAAGGATACAAGTCCATTAGGTTCATTATCAAAATTAGGAACATCTGTTGCTATCTTTGGATTAACAATGGTCCTATTTAGTTTTGTCTTACCACAAATAGCAAAGGGTGCATTAGGCTTTATTTTGGTACTTGGTGCAATTATGATATCAATTGTTGCCATGGATAAAATTGCATCAATGGGCAAAATGAAGCTTGGAAAGGGCAAAAAGGGAATGCCTGGGGGTTCAGGCCCTCTTGCATCATTATCAAAATTGGGTTGGTCTATTGGGTTATTTGCATTAACATTAGTCCTTGTTGGTTTTGCCGCTAAACCCCTTGCAATAGGTGCCTTAGTTATTTCATTAGCTATCGGAGCTATAAGTTTGGCAACTATGCTATTAGGGAATCCGCTTTCAACAAAGGGCGTTAAGAATCTTGCCCTTGTTTCTATTTCATTAGGTATATTTACCGCGGCAATGTATGTATGGGCAACAGAGGTAGCACCAAATTTAACACTTAAGGATGTAGGTATAATGGGTGCAGCAATAGGGGTTGTTAGTTTAATTGCAACTGTATTAGGTATACCGCCAATTAGTGGTTTTGCTTTAATGGGTGCCATTGCACTTGGTGCTATATCGTTATCATTATATGTTTTCACATCAGCAGTTTCAACATTTGCAAAAAGTGGCTTTGAAGCAGAAGATGCAGATAATTTAAAATCCGCAATTCATGGAACCATTCTTGGATTTTTAGGATTTAATGATTTATCTGAAATTGGAGTTTTCTCCTTATTAGCCAGAGGCCCAATGTTTATTGCATTAGGTATGGCTGGGATTGCAATGCTACCGGTATCATTTGGTATAAGAACATTAACAGAAGCATTACAAATATTCAAAAAAATAAACTGGTCAGTTGAAGATTCGAAGGCATTTGCTACATCTATCGGGCTTGTTTTAAATGGGTTAGTTGAGCCATTAACCAACTTCGGTGCAATGATAGACGGTTCATCATCAGGAGGTAACATCTTTCAGAAATTGGGTATGTCAAAAAATGGTGTTGAACGGGGTTTAATTGCATTAAAGGATTTAGGCGGTGGATTAGTAAATTTAGCACAAGGTGTTCAGGATTGGGCATCGATGACGGTTACAGAATATGATGTTATAGATAATAAATTAGTACCTGTAAAAAAACGGAACATTTTTCCCAGCGAAATAAAAACAGCAACGGAAAATATTTCGACTGTCATCGGTGGATTAATTAAACCATTACAAGATTTCGGTGAAATGATGGATGAGTCAAGTGATGGAGGGTTTTTTGCCAGCCTGGGATTATCAAGTAACGGCATAGAAAGGGGTATGCAATCGTTTACCAGTTTAGCTTCTGGTTTAGGTGCATTAGCTCAGGGTGTGATACAATGGGCTAGCATGCAAATCCCGCAGTTTGGTATTCAAGTAAATAAAGAAACCGGCTTAAATGAAATTGTCCCTCTTGCACCTATACCATTTAATATAAAAACAGATGGAAAAAGAGCGACGGATAATATCGCTACTGTTATTACATCACTTGTTGCTCCAATTTCCGCATTTGGATTGATGATGATGGGTGGTAAACAATCATTCTTCGGGGTACATGTAAGTGCTGATGCAATGGAAAAAGGTGTAGCTGCAATAGGTAGTATATCAAATATGCTTGGGACATTATCTGCAGGTGTATTAGGCTTTGCTAATATGGAATTTACAGAAATGGAGGTATATACTGACCCAAAAACTGGGATGTCAAAATTACAACCAGGGAAAATAACAAAATTAGATCCCGCCGGTCTTGATGCTGCATTAGCTAATATAACTAAGGTTATTACTACTCCAATAACGGCAGTAGAAATGTTTTCGACCAGAGTTGTTGAAATGGGCAGTAGTAATTTTGATACAACGGTTAAACAAATTTCAACAATGAATAACGCATTTACGAAAGTTGGTAAAGACTTAAATAAAATATGGTTAAATGACAAAGCAGGAAAAAAACCAGAAAATTCAAAGTTTGATTTGTTTACAGCAAACATAACTAAATTAGCCGATAACGCATGGAACTTTAGAATTTTTGCTGATTCATTTGAGAAGATGGCAATATCACTTGGCGTATTTGGTAATAATTTTAAAATAATGGATGCCGGGGCAATTACCGCATTTGGTGTGTGGACTGATACATTATTAAAGGCAGTTGAAGTTGGGAAAGAATCAGAAGGTGCATTTAAAGATTTCACAGGTGCAGCAAATAGCACCGTAGA